TATCTACACAAAGCAATTAAGGCATTGAACCAGTTACGTATGATTGAAGATGCGGTAGTTATCTATCGTATCAGCCGTGCGCCAGAACGCCGTGTGTTCTATATTGACGTTGGTAACTTACCAAAAGGCAAAGCGGAACAATATCTGCGTGATGTTATGGTCAAGTATCGTAACAAAATGGTGTACGATGCACAGACTGGTGAATTGCGTGATGACCGCAAACACATGTCTATGTTAGAAGACTTCTGGTTGCCTCGCCGTGAAGGTGGTAAAGGTACAGAGATTACTACATTGGCTGCTGGTCAAAACTTAGGTCAGTTGGAAGATGTTACATACTTTCAAAAGAAACTACTGCAATCACTAAGTGTACCATACTCACGCTTAGAACCACAAGGTGGTGGTCTAGTTGGTCTAGGTAGAACAACTGAAGTTACTCGTGATGAATTGAAGTTTATGAAGTTTATTACTAAACTGCGTAACAAATTCACACAAGTTTTCGACCATGCTTTGAAGACACAGTTGGCTCTTAAAGGTATTTGTACCCAAGAAGAATGGGACGAATTCAGAGAAAACATTTACTATGACTTTAAGAAAGACAACAACTTCACAGAATTGCGTGATGCTGAGTTGTTGCAACAGAGACTACAAATGCTAGGTCAGATTGATCCATATGTTGGTAGATATTACTCACAAGAATGGGTCAAGAAGAATGTATTGCATTTGTCTGATGAAGAAATTGATGAGATGCAGAAACAGATTGATGCTGAACCTGAACCTCAACCATTAGGTCCAGATGGCAGACCAATGCCACCGGATCAAACACAACAACCACAGTTAGACCCAGCCAATTATCCACCAGAAGATAATGTGACTGATAAAGGCTCTGCTGAGGGCGATACACCAGAACTAGACAACGCAGTAAGTCGTTTTGGTAAACTAATAAATATGAAATAAGGAGTAAATCATGGATGCAAGACAAATTATTGATATGCTAGGCGCAGGACAAAGTGCTGAAGCCAAAGATGGTATCAGCGAACTTCTATCTGCAAAAGCATTAGAAGCATTGGATGCAAAGAAACAAGAAATCGGTTCAACACTTTTCAATGGTAAAGTAGAAGAACCAGCAGCCGAAGAAACACCAGCAGAATGAAATCACTACAAGAATTTAAAAAAGTAGTTGTAGAAGAAGAGAAACAGGACTTTACAAAGTTCGATGCACTTGTTCGTGCAGGCTTGGCCAACAAAGCACAACTACAAAGACTTCACCAAATTCTTGGTAAGATGGGTGACGAACATCCATCTTTTAGTAATGCTGACAGACAAATCATTCAAAACATGTTTACCAAAATGGTAGACTTGATTATAAACAATCCACAAATCTATCGCAATGTTCGTAAAGCAGTAAGCGAAGAAGTTGAAGTGGAAGAAATTGTAGAAGCCGCTTCTGATAATCCTGATAAAGCACCACCATTCGTGTTGCTTTTGAAGAGACAAGCGATTCGTATCTATCCAAATAATACCAAGATTGCTCTATACTACAACGATAGACTTGGTAAATATTTCAGTATTCCTTTCGTTGGTGATAAAGCCGACATGATTCAAGCACAAGAAAGTGTTGAAGAATTACAAGAGGAAGTGCAGATTGATGAGGCAGTTATGGATACACTCCATAAGATTGTTGCTGGTAAGTCTGCACAGACAGTTAAGTTTGCTTCCGGTCACACTCGTAGAGTGGACATGTATACCGCATCAGCCATCACACAAGTGCATAAAGCATTGAATGATGTGAACAAGAAAAAGTTTGCTGATATGGTACACAAGTCACCAGAACATTTCTCTAAAGCATCCGACTTTGCTTTCAGTAAGGCCAAATGAGATTAGTTGATTTAATCGGTCAAGGCAGATTCGCTGATGCGAAAGAGTTTATTGATTTGCAACTTGAAGAACTTGCAAAGAAGAGACTCGTGGAAGTAAAGAAGATTATTGCCGCAGATATATATGAGGAAGTGGAAGAAATTGCTGAAGCCAATATTCAACGCATGGGACGAATTCAAAAGATTCGTAGACGCATCCGCAGAAACGCTAAGGGCAGAATTATTGTCCAGAGAAACGTTAAGCGTTCCGCTATTAAAGGATTCAGAATCTCTGGAAACACAGTTAAAAGAATTCCAGCGATGCAAAGAATTAATAAGGCAAGAAAACTTAAAAGATACTGGAAAACAAAAGGTAAGGCTAAATTGAACAGAACTCTACTAAAAAGAAAAATGTCATTACGCCGCCGCAAATCAATGGGAATTAAATAAATGGCATACGAAGTAACAAATTCGATGAGAGGCACAAGTGTTATTCGTGTCGTTGATCCTGGCACATATACAATTACACTAGCCAACCTTTCAACAAACACTCAACTTGAAACTGTAACATCAGCAAACATCAAGCGTATTCAATGGTCATCAAACGGATATATCAGTATTGGTCGTGGTGCTACACCAACACCAATGTTGGCTCTATCACAATCTGGTGACATGTATTTTGATGAACTAGGATATTCACTAGCGAACACCAACACTGGTAACGTTGTCGTTACTGTTGTGACAGGTGGTTCATGCGTTATTGAAGTATCTAAGCAAGCAACTTATTCAACTAACTTGGATAATATCTAAAATGAAACTCATCACAGAAACGGTTGAAGACGTTAAGTATTTAACAGAGACCACAGAATCAGGCAAGAAGAATCTTTATATCGAAGGTATCTTCTTGGTCGGTGAGCAGGCTAACAAGAACCGCAGAATGTATAAGATTGATACATTGCGTGAAGAAGTTGGTCGCTACACACAAGAATATATTCAAACCAATCGTGCTTTGGGCGAACTAGGTCACCCAGACACACCATCTATTAATCTTGAGCGTGTATGTATTAAGATTGAATCATTGAAAGAAGATGGAAATAATAGATTTGTTGGTAAAGCAAGAGTTCTAGACACACCTTATGGTAACATCGTTCGTAATTTTATTGAATCTGGTGTTAGCCTTGGTGTCTCATCTAGAGGCATGGGTTCCTTAATTGCTGGTAAAGATGGTATTAATATTGTTGGTGGTGACTTCAGATTGGCTACAGCCGCTGATGTTGTTGCTGACCCATCCGCACCAGGAGCATTCGTGAATGGTATTATGGAAAACAAAGAATGGCTCTTCGTTGAAGGCCGATTTGTTGAAGTTGATATTGATAGAGCAAAGCAAGCAATTCGTTCTGCCTCTTCAAAAGATATTGAAAAAGTGGCGATTAGCCTCTTTGAAAATTTCATTCGAAAACTTTAATAATTATAAATAAATAAACACAAAGGAGATTCCTAATGGCTAAAAATAAACTTTTTGAGGCAGCGGCTGAAATTCTTGCATCAGGCAAGGGTAAGAACGCTATGCCTGCAGAGAAGTTAGAAGGCGAAGTTGTTGACATGGGTGGTCCAACACCACAGAATAGCAAGCCTGATGACGATTCAAATAAAATTGATGCAACTAAAGGTGCTAAGAGCGCAACTGCTCCTGACACTAAAGCATCAGACGCATCTGCTGATGACCAAGTTAAACTTGGCGGTGGCAAGAAAACAATGTCTGAAGAAGAAGTTGTTGCTGATGACAAACTAGACTTGTCGGAAGATATCAACGCATTGTTCGCTGATGATTCTACAATTTCTGAAGAATTCAAATCGAAAGTTACCACAATTTTCGAAGCACGTGTTCATGACCGTGTATCTCAAATCGCTGAAGAAACCGAAGCCCGCTATGCTGGTATGTTGGAAGAAGCGGTTGAAACTGTTAAGGCTGACTTGACAGAAAAAGTTAATGACTACCTTGCATATGTCGTTGAACAATGGATGGCTGATAACGAATTGGCTATCGAAAAAGGTATTCGTGCAGAATTGGCTGAAGATTTCATTTCTGCATTGCGTAACGTATTCGTGGAACACTACATTGACGTACCTTCTGAGAAGGTTGACCTAGTTGACGAAATGGCAACTAAGATTGACGAATTGGAAGCAAAGTTGAATGAAGAAGTTGAACGTGGTGTGGAATACAAGAAGGCTCTTGTTGAAGCACGTAAAATCGAAGTCACTCGCACAGTTTGCGAAGGTTTGACAGATACTCAAGTTGAAAAAATCAAGTCGCTTGCAGAGAGCGTTGAATTCTCCACAGAGGAAGAATATCAAGAGAAACTTGAAACTATCCGTGAAAACTATTTCCCATCTGGCGTAAAGAAGGCTGACGTAGCACAACTACACGAAGAAGTGTCTGCTGATGAAGCTGGCGACAAGAAAGCATCTAACAATGCTTATGTTGATCCATTCGTTGCAGCCGCTGTACAATCATTTTCCAAAAAATAATTTAAAACAAAAATAGGAGAACTTTAATGTTTTTATCTGAAAATCTACAACAAAAATGGGCACCAGTGCTTGAACATGCTGACATGCCAGCAATCAATGACCCATACAAGAAAGCAGTTACTGCTGTTATCTTGGAAAACCAACAACAAGCAATGATGAAGGAAGCCGGTATCATTAATGAAGCCGCTCCAACTAACTCTGCTACTGCTGGTGGTTTCGGTGCTGACGCTACTGCAACTGGACCAGTTGCTGGTTTCGACCCAATCCTTATCAGCTTGGTTCGCCGTTCGTTGCCTAACCTAATCGCTTACGATATCTGCGGTGTTCAGCCAATGACTGGTCCTACAGGCATGATTTTCGCAATGCGTTCTATGTACGGTACTGACCGTGTGCCATCTACTGGTACTGAAGCATTCTACAACGAAGCAAACACTACACACGCTGGTGCCGCTTCTGCATCTGGTCAACAAGCACTTGGCTTGAAGGCTTCTACATCTGACCGTGCTTATGGCGTATTTGACGCTAACACAGTTGGTGCTATGACAACTACTGTTGCCGAAGGTTTGACACCAGCAGAAATGGGCTTCAGCATTGAGAAAGTTACAGTTACTGCAAAGACTCGTGCTTTGAAGGCTGAATACTCAATGGAATTGGCACAAGACTTGAAAGCAGTTCATGGTTTGGACGCTGAGACAGAATTGGCTAACATCCTTTCTTCAGAAATCTTGGCTGAAATCAACCGTGAAGTTTTGCGTACAATCTACACAACTGCTAAAGTTGGTTGTAAAGTTGGTACAACAACAGTCGGTACATTCGACTTGGATACAGACTCTAACGGTCGTTGGATGGTTGAAAAAGTTAAAGGTTTGGCATTCCAAATCGAACGTGAAGCTAACCAAATCGCTAAGTTGACACGCCGTGGAAAAGGTAACGTGCTTATCTGTTCTTCAGACGTAGCATCTGCTTTGGCAATGGCTGGTCTTCTAGACTACCAATCAGCATTGAATAGCCAAGTTAACTTGACTGTTGATGATACAGGCAACACATTTGCTGGTACATTGTTCGGTCGTATCAAAGTGTATATCGACCCATATTTCCCAACAGCCGCTTCTAGCGAATTCGCTGTTGTTGGTTATAAGGGTTCTAACGCTTATGACGCTGGTTTGTTCTACTGCCCATACGTTCCACTACAAATGGTTCGTGCAGTGTCTACAGACACATTCCAACCAAAGATTGGCTTCAAGACTCGTTACGGTATTGTTGCTAACCCATTTGCAGAAGGTACTGCACAAGGTGCTGGTGTTATCAACCCAACATCTAATGTGTACTACCGCGCATTTAAGATATCGAACATAATGTAAGCATTGTGTAAGTTAAGTCCACATTAAGATGGACATTTAGGAG